ACCCTAATCAGTCTATTAGGATTATTTTCTTTATGGATAAGAAACCTGAAGACACCCCTCCTGAAGCTGAACAGCTTCTTGATCTCACGGGAGGTCCAGCCAACAATGAGATCATCCCTGCCTTCTATGCACATCGAAGATTGCCTAATGTCACTAGATTCCAAATCTTAAGTGATAAGAAGTTTGCACGCAATACTTCAGGACTTGCTCTGGATAGTACAGATCAACAACATCGCACAGCTAAAGATGTTAACTTTAACATCTCTGCTAACCTCAGAAACTACCAAGCAATGTATGAAGAAGCAGATGTCAATGGAACATATGACAAGATAACACAAGGAGCCATCTGTATGATGGTTATCTCTGATAGTATTCTTAGTCCAGGTCAAGTCAAGATCAAAGGATCTTCCAGACTTCGATATACCGATATGTAAATAAAAGGTTTTAATAACAAAAACTCCATCACCAGCGAGCGATAGCGAGCCTCCGACACGCGAGTAACGTGGGAGGAGTGCGAGCGTCCCCCTTAGTGTACACCATAAACCAAACAAGACATATTATTAGTCCGGCGGCCTGTCAGGCCAAGATACCGGCTTGTCAAGCCGGAATACCGACTCATCAAGTCGGAATACCGATCCCGTCGGATCGGAACGTCGCTTTCCGCTGCCGTAGGCTATCCGATATATTCCAGGCTTTTCAAGCCGCACTTACCCTATTGCCATAATAACATTTGTTTATTTCTTGTTAAAGTAGCCTCTGATTCGTCTTCTCCAAAGTCTGAATCTATACCTCAGATCATTGATGAAATCCATGTCTATCATTTTGGGGGAAATGAGAATGTTCGATAGAAGCTTCTCAACTTCTTATCAATCAAAATATCAATCAGTTTCAGATAAAGTGGACATAAAAGTGGAGTGATAGTATTACCACTCCACTTCTGTAACACAGACTTGTGTAACAACATGTCCGCATCAACCACGTTATCCCGTAACTGGCTTTTCACTATCAACAATCCTGGTGATATCGACCCTGAAGTATCTTTCGGGGTTAACTACAAATTCCTTGTTTATCAACTTGAGAAAGGTGAAAACGGAACCCCTCACTATCAAGGCTATGTGATGTTTAAAACGAACAAACGACTTTCTGCCTTGAAGAAGCTCTGTAAAGAAGCGCACTGGGAGATCCGTAGAGGGTCTCACAAACAAGCCAAGGACTATTGTACCAAGGAAGATACAAGAGTCAAAGGTCCATTCACGTTCGGTATCGAACCTGAACAAGGGAAGAGGACTGACCTTGATGCTGTCAAAGAATCTATTGATTCTGGAGCTACCATGAAAGATGTAGCAGAGACTCATTTTTCATCCTTTGTGAAGTATGAGAGAGGTATCCGATCTTATCTGAACTTGAAGACAAACAAACGTGACTTTAAAACTCAAGTCTTTGTCTGTTATGGTCCAACAGGTACTGGAAAATCCATGTACTGTGACCAAATGTGTAAGGACCCTTACTGGTACTATCCTCAAAAGGATGGTAAATGGTGGGACGGTTATAACGGCCAATCCGACGTCATTATTGACGAGTTCTATGGCCAAATTCTTTGGTCAACTCTCTTGAGACTACTAGACAGATATCCTGTCGAGGTCGAAGTCAAAGGTGGAACTTTCAACTTTGCTCCCAAGAGAATCTTCATCACCTCTAACAAGGAACCTATTGAATGGTATATCAATAAGGTGGATCAATTCCAGACCCTGCGACGCAGATTGGAATACATCATGTATTTCCCAGTTCTTGGTAAATGTATATTGATGAACCCAGAACCAGCACCTCCTTTGCCTGACAAATTTCCTGAACCAACTCTTGATAACACTAATCCGGATAACCTTGATTTCCTGGATGAACTCTTTGATTTCACTCCTCCAGTATCCCAAGAATCAAGCCCCCCTCCAACCTTGAAAAGGTCTCGGGCTCAGTATGAGAACGGAATTCTTGTCCCCATAACGGAATCTTGTACCATTCTGTCATCCTCCAATGATAACATGGACAACATCATTATCCCAAAATAATTTCATTTCTCACTATAAAAGTAAACTTTACTTTTTTCATTTCATTTCTTTCATCATTACATGCTCCGGAAGAGAGTCTACCCCTACTCCAAGAGTTACTCTTCCAAGAGAGTCAAGTACACTCCAAAGACCAGAGTACTTACAAAGTCTTCTTATACCCGTCCGGCGTACAGACTCCCTCAGCGATTACACATCGAGACCAAATGTAATGACCAACCCTTCTCAATTGAACCAGTCACCACAGGAGGAACTGCGGCCCTTGCCGGTCAGTTCACTATTGACAAGTCGGCTCTTCTCCATTTTATCAAAAGGGAGACGTCTTCTTATGGAAGAGTAGGTAACAGAGTTACCTTGAAGTCCATTCACATCAACGCACAGCTTGAGTTTATCGGAGAGCTTGTCGATGACCCTAATCAGTCTATTAGGATTATTTTCTTTATGGATAAGAAACCTGAAGACACCCCTCCTGAAGCTGAACAGCTTCTTGATCTCACGGGAGGTCCAGCCAACAATGAGATCATCCCTGCCT